TCGCTATAAGTAATGGCGGTGTCCGTGCTATTTTGTAAGTTTGTGCTTTCTATTGTCATTTGTTGTAATTTGATAGTGAGTAGTTCTAAATCCGCCACTACTCATAGCGGAAACGTTATAAGCAAATGGCGTGACGATGAGCAACTTCGTCAACATCTACTCTCTCACAGAGAAGCTACCTCTCCGTCTAAGTATTTGCTGCTTCCGCCATCAGCTTATAACAGGGGCTATAAGAAATAAAACCCCTGCCAACGCTATGTTATTCAAAATATCTCTCAACATCTTTTGCATTAATGTCAAAAGGAACATGTTTGCCAAAATCTCCTGTCGCTTTAGTAACAGTTAAAATTCCGTTTCCATTTTTGTAAAGTTTTTTAACTTTAGCTGTGTATCCTGCCGTTTTATGCTTTACGACTGAACCTACTTTGATTTTTTTTGCCATTGTTTTTGTTTTTAAATTGTTTATGTTATGCAAATTTACAAAATCCACCGCACGAAAAGGGATTTTACTTCTCATAGCCCCGAACCGTTATAAGCCATTTTTCCAACCGTTCTCTTTATCCCATAAAATTATACTACCACGTTTTATACTTTCCTTAAACAAAGTTTTATCTGGATTGGAACAAGTGCATTTATAGGTATGTCCACAGTAGCATAATTTTTCTCCATACTCGTCTTTAGATTTTTCTCTCATTTCAATCCAAGTTTTGTATGGAAATAAAAAACGGCTTATAACAGCGTATATACGCAATGCTTTCAGTTTTTCAATCAAATTTTTTATCATAATTTCAATTTTTGTGTTTCAAATAAAGTTTTCGGTTGCACTGCGTATATACGCAAAACGTTAGTGGCAAGTGCTACACAACATCCAATTCAGGAGATATAACGCAGTTTTCAGGCTCCTGCTCCAACTCTATTAATTCAATGTGTCCATTGCACATATAAACTGTTCCGCATTTTGGGCATTTGACATGGTAGGCAAAATCTGCATCTATATGTGAAGAATTCCCACATTTACAATAAATATCCATACACACGTCGGTTCCTTTCCATTGCACCAATCCGTGAGGCATTCCTTTATATTGTTCTTGAATTTTCCGCGCTTCATCAGTGTTTAATGCTTTTTTATGTTCTGACATTTTTGGTAAATTTATTGCAGCCAGTTATTTAAGTACCAGAAGGTCTGAATTATCTAATAATTTTCTAAGGTTGTTGTTCACTTCAAATTGCAGAATGTAGTAATATATTGCTGACTTGAATGGCTTACTCATTCCCCGGTTGCTACTGAATACCCCTAAACGGGTGTAATTTCCCCAACACTTTCCCCAACGAATTCCCCATTGGTATAATTTAGGGCGAGCGCCCCGTTAACGCCCCTTTAATGAAATAGCGTAGCTGTTTTGTCAGAATGAACCTGACAGTGGTGATATAATTAGTCTAAGTATTCACCAACCGAAATGGCTTTTCCACTGAAGTGCAGTAAAAGGCCGAAGCCTCTAAGGCTTTTAGAACCCTTTGATCAGATGTTAATACTGAACCCCTGCTTGTGTATAAGGAACCAAGGGCAATGTCAGCCCCTGCACCTATTGAAGCCATGCCATTAATATTTTCTCCAACTTGTAGGTCATAATCAAATTCAAAAAGTCTGTTTTTATAGCCTACCAAAAATGACCCAAACTTCCCAGGATCGCTGAAAAAACCTTCCTTCATCAGACGCATGATTTCGTCAGGGAAGTCTGTGCATAAATATTTGAAAACATCCTTTGGCTTAATCTTAGGTGGAATGAACTTGTATTTCATTAGTTGAATCATACGAAAAGAACCTTCGCAGCCAAAAATAAAGTCACCAACTTTGAAGACTTTTGGATCGCTCCAAATTGAAATTGCATTACCAGCTGTTGCCGCTGAATCACCACCAATGATGACCCTGTCCTGATCGACTAATCCTACAATGCACGTCATATATTTAGCAATTGATTACTTTTCTTTTACCGCGATCCAGCCATACATTTTCAACTTCACACTTGCCGTCCACTACATCGATATTAATATACCCGTGTCGGCTCTTGCCTCCATAAGCCATATACGACGGCCTCTTTGTTGACATAGATCCGGAAATATGAACCGTTGCAACCGGTGTGTCATTGAAGCCAATATCCTGGTGCATGGAAGCATAGTGCATGTGCCCAATGATTGAATTTGTCTTGACCCGATTCAACAGTCTTTTGGCCGCTGTATCAAGTTGTCCACCCTTAGCAAGCATGTGCCCATGGTACACATAATAATCTGCCAGCTTCACCAGTTGAAGTTCAGGAATCCATTTTATATTGTAGTCTGATAAATGAAGCCTTGATTCCAGGCTGTAATGTGGGTCTTCTGCAAGTTTTTCTGCTCTGTTCCATAGATATCTTTTATACCATGCGTCATGGTTACCTTCAATGAATAAAATCAGTGCATCCGGAAAAGTCATTCTTAAACTTTCAAGGAAGTATTCTGCCTGATCCAGCCATTCACCGGTTCGACTTGTATAACTTGGTTTGAAAGAAAATTTTGAGAACTGAGGATTGTCCAAGACATCACCATTCAGAATGATGCAATTGCAGTCACGCTTCACAAAGTCATTGATTGCTGTGTCAATAATCCCGTTGTTGTGCTTCGGGATATGCAGATCAGACATGACACCAACCCGGTCATATTTTTGGTCAATGATGTAGTCAGGTAATTCTGACAGTTCCGGGTCATCAAGTATCGTATAATCATCCCGGTACGTTGGATTGTCAAAGACTACCTTGCCTGATCGCATGCGCATTTCACGCTTGTCTTGCCCTGCTGCCAGCCTTCGATATCTGATTAGTGACCTTATGGAATCAACTGTATAATTCTTCCCTCTTTCATTTTCAATGTCAACGATCATTCGGGCAAGTGTCCGGGAAGGTGTTGTTGGATTGTTACTTAAATATTTATTCAGTAATATATCAAATTCTTCACGTTCTGCTTTGTTCATTCTTTGGCTCATGGTGCTAATATTTTGTTCACGGCTTTTAATAGATCAAGTACCTTTTTTTGATATTTCGAATCTGTGCCATATCCGGCTTTTGCTACTTCAGTCAAATATGGTTCAGCATTGCTTTTAACTTCCAATGCTTTCTTGTATCGTTTATTCTCGGTGATAAAATCACAGTACCCGTTGAATCCTTCTTCAGCTGAATCATAAGCCCTGAAGTAGTCCCTGATGACGTATCTATATTTTGGTATCCCATTCTCAACAATTGGGGTTATACTGATGATCTCGGGGAACTTATAATTCTGATTCGGCAATTCTTCCCATGTCCTAAGTAATTGCTTTTTTCCTGTCCATGATTTGTTTGCCTTAAGACCAAAGAAGTTGAACTGATATTCATATTGCCCAAGCCCTGATTCATGGGCTGCTTGTGTTAAAATACATTCAGGAAGAATACCATATTTTTGATAACATTTGTCTGCTGCCTCTTTATAGGTGTTGACAAATTCAACCAATGTCAGCTTTTTACCCATAGTAATTTTTTAAAAAACCGGGATGCTATTAGCACCCCGGCCCCATGAAAACAAATACTAATCCCTTATTCTTTATGTACTGTCTTGCCCTTTAAGTCGATGTTAGCGCATGCAACCAGAATGGCGAATATTTCCTGAATCAACGCACAGTTCAAATGGAATAAACTGGATAATGATTCACACATTGATGTGATGTCCATTCCTTCCAGCGTTACAGCCACCACTGCCAGGATGTTGAATAATTCTGTTCTGTACCCCTTCAATGCAGGTGGCAGAAGGAACACCGGAATTTTACCGATGAATTTTAGGATTGTCGCGAAAAATGTAATCACATATTTCACCTTGTTCAAAATGTTGTCCATAATTTAGGGTTTATGTTTAAAAAATAGTTACTTGTCATCATGTTCTTCAACCTGTGATTCTGCAAGTTTCCTTTCTGCTCTTGCCTTTAGCCAACCTTCACGAAGTTTCAGCATTGAAAATATACCACCTGTCAAACCAACTATTGTGGCGCTGACTGTGGTAAATTGGCTCATGACTTCTGTCATTGACAAATGACTGATATAAAGCAAAAGACCTGAACTTGCATACCCAACCAAAGCATCAATCCCAAATAGTGTCTCCGTTATAAATTTATGGCTCATTCAAATTAATTTTCTTTATTGTTCGCTTCCACATTTCCGGTGCCTGGGCAGTATATCGCATCACCTGAATTGGCACCTGAAGCATTATTCCCAACAATGACATTGTTGGTACCTGGTACATAAATACAGATATCCATTTTATGTGTGCCCCTTGTATCGTGTGCGCTGTTACCTGTAATGACACAGCGATCTCCTGAACATGAAATTGCTCTGAATCCATTCTGCAGCATTGAACAATCCATTATCACATTTCCCGTTACACTACAATAATCAGCTGATCCAGCCATACTGATTCCGTTGATAGAACAGTGCCTTATGATGTTGTTATTAATGACTGTTCCTGGTGCTTGAATATCCATTCCTACACCACCACCAGAACCACTATTCTGTGAAAGGATTGTATCAAGTGTGTTTCCTTCAATTAGGATTTCCCGATTTTCATCATCGACCAGCATGCCAAGTGAACTGTTATTTGCATACCCTGTCCCGTATATCGTATTTCCTTTAATCTGAATATTGACACAGGGATAAGTAGGACTGGCGTCATTGTTTTTTTTGATTGTTATTCCATGGCCCTGAATTGTTCTGATTGTATTATTTACAACCCTGGTAATTGAATCGGCCCACACTACAATTCCGCCACCTGTTCCCCAGATCGTGTTCCCTTCGATCAAATTAGCATAGGGTCTGTTCTCACCGTTTCGATCATAGAACGATTCACACCCATTGCCCCTTGTCGGGAAATATGTCTTTGTCCCGTTTGAATAAAGCCAGTTATTTTTTACAATGAAATTATTACAGTTGTTGATCTCTACACAGTGACACTGGCCACCGTTTTGAATATCACAGTTTTGAATAACTCCTTTGGATGCCTCCTTAATTAACACACCCCAGCACATGCCGCGATCAATTTTGACGTGCTCAATTTCCAAATTCGTCATTCCATAGTATCCGAATATTGCCGCTCCTGAATCAACACTATCTGCTTTGATCTTGATATCCTTGATAACAACATTGGTACCGGAATGTGGAAGGCTCACCACATGCTGGCCTGAACTGGTCAGCTTCGAATAAATGACTGAACCGTACCCTGTCCCCATTAAGTACACATTTGAACAGAGGTGAATTCCTGAATTGTATGTTCCACGGGAAGCAGATGTTGTGATTCTGTATTCTCCTTTTCTCAACCAAACAATACCACCGCCCCTTGCACATGCCGCGTCAATTGCAGACTGTATTGCTGCCCGGTCATCTGTTGCATCATTTACAACAGCTCCATAAGTTTCAGGGAAATAGTATGCTGTGTCCTTCTGTGATACGTCACCAGTATTATTAACTGTGATGACGTTTGATGCATCACGGCTGATTGATATTCCAGTGCCGTCATTGATCTGAACTCCTGTGCCGGATGTAATATTTAGAAAATTTGTTGAACCAGATTTCGAACCATAGGAAAGTGACTGCAATTCATTTGATGTACTTCCGTCCACTTCGGTTGCCGTAATGGTCACCGTTCCGGCACTGTGCGAAATGCTGTTTATTCCTGCTGCATTTATGGTGAAGGACCCACCGCTATTGGATAGCGTATTCGTGTAACTTGTAGTACCTGAATGTGAATAGGTCTGGAGCTCATTACTTGTAGAACCGTCCACTTCAGTAGCTGAAAGTGTCGTTCCTGACATAGACAATATGCCGCCAAGGCTGATCGCTGCCAGGTTTCCTGTTGATCCGCGCCCTGCCAACTGTGATGCCGCCAGTGTTACTTCTGCAACATCACCGCTGGATGCTGTATTATTCCCAAGGAATGAATTTGCCGCGACATTTTGAATCTTCGCATAAGTCACTGCATCGTTGGCAATTCCGGCTGTGGCTATTGTTCCGAATCCAATCGCTGTGCCTGATCGCCTTAAGACCTCACCGTCATTGGCTGCTGTAATGTCTGCGACATTGCCTGTTGTATTCGTAGAACGCCCAACAACGGAAAGCCCGGCAGACTGTCTGAACTTCGCGTCTGTGACTGCGTTTGCTGCAATGGTAGTGGCAAAAGAACCCGTTCCGGACCCTGTGACATCTGATGTCAATGTGATCGTTTGGTCACCGGTATTTGTGCCGCTGATAGTAGCATTGCCGGCAAAGGTTAAAGTTCGGCTGGCATCGCCTGTATTTATCGAAAGTGTTCTTGCCGCTGTAAGATTTTCTGCGTCAGTTATCCGCAAGTAATGACTTGGTGAAGTATCATCCTTCAGGTATATGTCACCAAAATAACCGTCCTGGGTGCTGCTGGTAGAATTACTCAATGCATCCGTAATTCCATAACCTGATAAAGTTGTTGGTGTTCCGGTAACCTTGGACCATGCAACATCATTTATCTTTGCATTGGTCACGGCCAAAGCATTTATTTTGGCTGTGGTGACCGCGTTGTCTTGAATGTCAATGGTCATCACTGCATTTGTATCCAAGGCCCAAACAGTGCCGCTGCTACTGACATCAACATCTCCTTTATCTCCGTCACTTAATCCGGTTGCAGCAAAAGTGATTTGATTTGATGCGTTTCTAGTAATTGTTACTCCTGAACCTTCGCTGATCGTTACGCCTGTTCCTGAAGTGATATTCAAAGGAATATCAGCCCCGGACTTGGTGCCAAAATATATGCTTTGCAACTCATTTGATGTGGACCCGTCAACCTCTGTGGCCGTAATGGTTAAAGTTCCTGCTGAATGCGAAATACTATTGATGCCGCCAGCATTGATTGTAAATGAACCTCCACCGTTGCTAAGTGTATTGGTGTAACTGGTAGTACCACTGTGGCTGTATGTCTGTAATTCGTTGGACGTTGACCCGTCAACTTCAGTGGCCGTGATCGTTACTGTTCCAGAAGAATTCGAAATTGTATTAATTCCTGCAGCCTGAAGCGTGAAGGACCCACCGCCATTGCTTAATGTATTAGTATAACTTGTTGTCCCACTATGACTGTATGTTTGAAGCTCATTTGAAGTGCTTCCGTCAACTTCTGCTGTCAGGTAACGCCCGTCAAGGTTTACTGTGTTGCCACCGCTGATTTGCAGATTACCGGTTCCAGATGTCCAGGTCAATGTCTGCCCGTCTGTATTGTCTAGGTATGGCGCAAGACTTATGGATTTGTATGCCTGACCGTCGGATGATAGTGATAACCGGACCGTGTTGGATGAAATATCAAAGGTATCGATTGTCTGAATCTCATTGGTTGCTGATTGGTCTGCAACATTTAGTTGAGCTCCGGACATTGAAAGTCCTGTTCCCAAAGTAATGGCTGAAGCATTGCCAGAACTTCCACGCCCTACAAGTTGGCTGGCTGATAAAAGTATCTCCTGAACGTTACCGGCTGATCCGGCCGTATTAGCCAGAACAGCATTGGCTGACACATTTTGCAATTTCGCATAGGTAACTGCATCATCAGCAATGTCAGATGTGGTAATGGTCCCGTCAAGTATCTTCAAGGAAGTAACTGAACTGGTATCAATGGTCCAGACTGTTCCTGAGCTTGTCACATCAATATCTCCTTTATCTCCGTCCTGAAGACCTGAAGCTGCAAAAGTTATCTGATTTGAAGCATTCCTGGTGATCGTGATGCCTGATCCTTCGGTAATTGTTACCCCTGTTCCACTGGTAATATTTAGGGGAATGTCTGATCCAGACTTTGTGCCGTATGATATAGACTGCAGCTCATTGGAAGTAGAACCATCTACTTCTGTTGCTGTGATAGTAAGTGTTCCGGCACTATGTGATATTGAGTTGATACCCCCGGCATTTATCGTAAACGATCCACCACCATTGCTTAATGTGTTGGTGTAGCTCGTTGTCCCTGAATGTGCGTAAGTCTGAAGCTCATTGGTGGTGCTGCCGTCAACCTCGGTAGCGTCAATGGTTATGGTTCCGGCACCTGTATTCTCTGACAGTGTTATATTGGTCCCTGCAGTAAGTGTCACCGCTGAACTTCCTGAAGTATTGCTTTGAATCAATGACGTTGTACTGGTTCCGGCACCTACTGTAAGTGATCCTTCATTCGTTGCTGATAGGTCACCTGTGTTCGTCACCGTAATAGTATTAGTTCCTGAGACGCTTATTCCTGTGCCTGCTGCAATAGATTGAACGGGTGCGATCTGTGTCACTGCAAGCTGTGAACGTGCCACACCATCGGAAGACAGTGACAATTCTAAGTTTCCACCGGACACCCGGAATGTATCTATTGTTTGAATTTCGTTGGTTGTAGACAGGTCACCAGTATTATTGACCGTGATAACATTGGAAGCATCCCTGCTGATCGTGATGCCTGTGCCATCGTTTATTTGAACGCCCGTCCCGGAAGTTATATTCAAGAAGTTGGTTGATCCTGACTTAGCACCATAGGAAAGTGACTGATCATCAGTGTTGTCCAGGTATGGTGCTAAATTTACAGACTTGTAAGCCTGGCCATCCGAGGACAATGACAACCTGATAACATTTGAGGAAATATCGAATGTATCAATGGTCTGTATCTCATTGGTGACTGATCCGTCAACCTCCGTGCCTGTGATTGTGATTGTGCTTCCTGCTGTACTGGCTGTATTTATTCCAGCTCCGGCAATCGTAAACGATCCACCGCCATTACTTAATGTCACCGTATTAGTTGCGGTTGAAAGTGTCTGCAGCTCATTTGTCGCGCTCTGATCTGATACGTTCAACTGTGCACCGGACATGGATAATCCAGTCCCCAGGGTTATTGCAGAAGCATTGCCTGAAGAGCCCCTTCCAACTAACTGACTGGCAGATAATATAATTTCCTGAACATCACCTGATGTGGCTGCCGTATTGGCCAAGACTGAATTTCCGGTGACATTCTGCAGCTTCGCATACGTCACAACGTCATTTGATATTGTGGTTGCAAATGATCCTGTACCTGATCCGGTAACGTCACCCGTTAAAGTGATTGTTTGGTCTCCTGTATTAGTTCCTGACAAGTTCAGCAATGTCTTTGCTTGTGCAACCGTCAAGTCCTCCGGGTCACCGGTTCCTGCTGTGGTACGGCCCTTGAATGTTGACGTTGCTACATCGGCCAGCTTCGCATTTGTGATTGCGTTGTCCTGCACATCGATTGTCATGACTGAATTGGTGTCCAGGGACCAAACACTTCCTGAACTTGTTACATCTATGTCTCCCTTGTCTCCGTCCGTTAAACCAGTTGCAGCAATCGTGATCTGGTTGCTGGCGTTCCGTGTTATCGTAACTCCGGCACCTTCTGTGATCGTTACACCTGTGCCGCTTGATATGTTCAATGGGATATCTGAACCTGACTTTGTACCATAGCTCAAAGACTGCAATTCATTACTTGTAGAACCGTCTGCTTCTGTTGCATCTATTGTGATTGTTCCGGTTCCGGTATTCTCTGACAGCGTTATGATGCCACTGGCCGACAGCGTTACTGCCGTGCTGCCGGATGTGTTACTTTGGATTAATGAAGTCGTGCCTGTTCCTGCGCCAACAGTCAATGAACCTTCATTTGTATTACTCAAATCCCCGGTATTGGTGACCGTGATTGTATTGGTCCCTGAGACGCTTATTCCTGTGCCGGCAACTACTGACTGAACTGGTGCTATTTGCGTGACAGCCAATTGTGACCGTGCAACACCGTCTGAAGATAGTGATAGTTCTAAGTTGCCGCCTGATACACGGAAGGTGTCAATAGTCTGTATTTCATTTGTAACCGATCCGTCAACTTCTGCCGTTAAATACCTTCCGTCAAGGTTTACTGTATTTCCACCACTGATCTGAAGAGCTCCACTGCCTGATGTCCAAGTTAATGTCTGCGCATCCGTGTTATCCAGATACGGGGCCAGATTAATTGACTTATATGCTTGCCCGTCAGAAGATAGCGAAAGCCTGACCGTGTTCGAACTGATGTCGAATGTGTCTATTGTCTGAAGTTCGTTTGTGGCACTCTGATCAGCAACATTGAGCTGTGCACTTGACATTGATAGGCCAGTTCCAAGTGTAATCGCTGAAGCGTTACCGGAAGAACCGCGCCCAACCAACTGATTCAATCCAAGGATAATTTCTTGAACATCGCCAACAACACCGGCTGTATTTGCCAGCACTGAATTTGCTGTCACATTCTGCAGCTTGCCGTAAGTGATCGCATCATTGGCCACATCAACTGTGGCAATAGTGCCATCCAATATCTTCAATGAATTGACTGCATCTGTGTCAATGGTCCAGGTTGTTCCGCTGCTGGTTACATCGATGTCACCCTTGTCACCGTCTGCAAGTCCTGATGATGATATTGTGATTTGTGTGGATGAATTTCGCGTAATCGTTGTATTGCTGCCTTCTGTTAAAGTTACTCCGGTGCCTCCAGATATATTTAAAGGCACGTCTGATCCTGACTTTGTTCCAAATGTTAAATTTTGGCTATCAGTATTATCAAGGTATCCACTTAAATTTACAGACTTAAAAGCCTGACCGTCTGAAGAAAGTGAAAGTCTTAACGTATTACCGGACAGATCGAATGTGTCAACCGTTTGAATCTCATTTGTGGTCGATAAGTCCCCGGTATTATTTACAGTTATGACATTTGAGGCATCCCGTGAAATACTGATTCCGGTTCCGTCATTGATTTGAACACCAACACTGTTCTGAATATTCAGGTAATTTGTGGAACCGGATTTTGCACCAAATGACAAAGCCTGGTCATCTGTGTTATCCAGATAGGGTGCAAGGTTCACAGACTTAAACGCTTGTCCATCGGATGACAGCGAAAGCCTTAGGACATTCGAAGCAATGTCGAACGTATCAATGGTTTGAATTTCATTTGTTGCTGAAGAATCATTCAGCGTAACTGATCCACCCCCAAGGGATAGATTGATTGTTCCTTTTCCTGCCGTTATCGAAAGGCTCTGAATTTCATTTGTTACGGACCCGTCAACCTCACTGGTCAAATATCTTCCATCCAGGTTCACTGTGTTGCCACCGGAAATACTTAAGTTCCCATTGCCGGAATTCCAAGTCAGCGTTTGACTGTCTGTATTGTCAAGATATGCAGACAGCGACACCGTTGACTGAACCCCGTTCACCGTGCTGGTCAGGTTGTTAGAACTGATCGCAAGATTATTTTGCCCAATTACAAGAACCGTATCTGATACACCATTCACATTGCTGGTGATCGTGTTGCCGGACAAACTGGCTGCATTGGAATTTATGATTGTCACATTCGAACCTGTGACCCCGTTGACCGTTGTACTTAGATTATTACCTGAACTTGTATTTGATACTGAACCTATTACCAGTGTAGTATCTTGAACCCCGTTCACAAGTCCGGTGATAATATTACCGGAAAGATTCAGGCTATTTGTCCGGATCGCCAGCGTTGTGTCCTGCGTCCCGTTTATTGTTTGGGTTATGACGTTGCCATTGGTTACAATATCATGTGCCACCGGAAGACCTGACAAGTCAACAACTTTGGTAGGGTCTCCATCATTTTCAATACTTGCCCTTATCTGTGTTCCTGCCAAATAGAAGGAATCAAAACCTTGGCTGTCTGTGTTGTCTAAGTAAGGACTTAAGTCAACAGATTTATAATTCTGCCCGTCATTCTGTATGCTCAGTCTTAACTGATTCGAAACAATGTCAAATGTGTCAATCATCTGATCATCACTTCCTGCGCCTCCACTTGGTATATAAACTTTTGACTGCGCAACACCGTCTTTATACAGACTGATTTTTAATGTGTCACTTGAATAAGTCAATGTATCTATGTACTGGATTTCATTTGTAGAATCTGGGTCCAGCGCCTTAATTTCAAGTTGTGTGGAACTGATATTTGTCAGGTCTATTCCTGCGCCTCCGTCAAAATAAATAGTATTTGAACCACTTATTTCCATCGGTACTACTTCGCTGGGCTGCTCATTGAAGAACATCAATGATTGCAGTTCATTGGTTGTCGATCCATCGACTTCACCGGTTAAATATCTGCCGTCTAAGTTTACCGTATTTCCTCCTGATATTGACAGATTGCCCGTTCCGGATGTCCAGGTCAGGGTTTGTGAATCTGTTCCTGATCCTGCAGTAATCTTGACCTTATACATGGCCACCGAATCATTCAGAAATGAAATTCCAAGCGTATCATTTACGTATTGAATCGTATCAATTCGGGGGTCTGGTGACGTACATTGACCAAGTGCCCTGAGTAGGCTGGCCATGTCTGAATAACTTGTATTTGAAAGTTTGAATGTCTTGGTGATGAACCTGTAATCAGTTATAGTCACCTGATTCAGTGAATCATATTTTACAATTACAGGATTGATGAATTCTGTCTTGATCCCGGTCATGGTCAATTCTATCCCGGTGATCATTTTACCGGTCCTTGAATTATCGCAAGTCGCGCATCCCTTCGGGAACATTTCTGCTTCCAGACATTTAAAGGAAACTGTCTGGCTGTTTAATACTGTGTATAATAGAATAAAAGGAATTACAAGAAGGTGTTTCATAGGAATTTTTAGTTGAAAAATGGGGGCCATTTGGCATTGCCTTGGCCCCCTGGGTTGCTGTGGTGGTGGTCTCTCTTAGATTGCCGTTCCAGTGAATGACGGGCTGCCGCTGGCTGCAACCATTGACTTGAAAGTCAATTCAGACTTAACCGTCAAGGTCTGGCCGCTGATTGCAACAGACACATATTCCTTGTTAAGACCATAGTCTTCGCTGAATACATATCCAAGTTTTGCAACCTCAGTCTTCAGGATCGCTGCCAAAGTGCTTTGGTTGGTGGCTGCGCTCACTGCTGTGATGACAACGTCCGTGCCGTCATCCTTCGTCACCGTGATTGAAGTCAACGGTAGTAAGGTAGTCGGTGTCGCTGCATAGGATTTTTTGACAATCGTTGATTTGTCATTGATTTCGGTTTCAAGGAAAACAATACCTGAATTTGGTGCTGCTCCTTTTACTGCTGCTTTTCTGATCATTTTATTCTATGTTTAAATATTACAATAATGGAAGCCCGTCAAGTTCTCTATAATGATTTGCTAAGCCTTTGTCATCCCATTTTCCAAGTGGACAATGTGTGACTTCGTGCCTCATTCCTTTCAACGGGTTTCTGTTCACCTTAATGCTGGCCTTTGCTTCCACATAACATGTGCATATCTTACACCTTCTGTTTTCTGCGTCAAAGCAAAGACCGGCATTCCCTTCGCATTTCCTCAATCTGTCTTGCCTCAAAACATCATCTGTCAAAGGCTCAACTTCAAGGACTAATCCTGCCACTTTTGACAAGACTTTATTTTTCAATGCTGTATAACTCATCCCAGGAATGCAATTCTTCGGCCACCGTTACCAGTCAATGTGACTTCTTCATCAAGTTTAATCACATTGCAGGTTGAAAAGTCCAGCCCCTTTGTGGGGTCTGTTTTATATAGTTCGTTTTGCTCTATGATCCAGCACACCATTTGATCAATCATCTGATCAAGCTGCTGTTGAATGGACCGCTGCACATAGTCAATGTCCTTGGCTGATGCTGTAACGCTTCCGGATTGATCCGATGCTGACACTGATAAACCTTTTGCGCTGCTTCTAATAGTGTCCATCGGAAGTGCAGCTTTATATACTGCGAAGGCCAAAACAGCCCTCAAATGATTTTCATATAATTGATTAAATTCCTTTTTTCTGAACTTATCTGCAATCTTCCATTTCTCATTTGTAAATTCCGGTTCAGAAGTGTTTGCAGTGGAACAGCTTTCAAATATTACACCGTCATAAATTACAAAGTCCCCGGCCTTATATTCTCCTTGTTCCCAGATAGTAGCTTTTGAAAAGTCCCTGGTGTCCTTCAGCATTTTATCATAGAAGTCTGAACCAAGTGCAGAACTAAAAACTGTGCGTTCTGTTGCCGGAAGAAGAACCCTGATATTATCTAATGGGTAGCTTCTGTCTGCCGGACTGTACGCCCTAACTTCAAGGGGTGATATTATTGTTTTCATTGGGCTGGAAGTTTTTTAGAATTGTCTCAAACGGGCTCTTGTGCTTGATGTTGTAGTTCACAAAATCCTGATCCCCGGTAACCTTGCCAATAAAGTCAAGGGCCTTGTTGATCATTTCGTTGTCGATCAAATTCTGATAGTATTCTATAATAGGAAGTTTCGCCTTGATCTCTGATACATAGCTGTCTGCACTCCATCCTGTTTGATATTCTGCACCAAGCAAAGTCTTTGACCAGTGATTTGCTTTGATAATATTTCGCTCACAGTGTTCGCCAATCTTGACAAAATAATCTTCCTTCGTTTGGATATTGAATTCATGGACAAATGCTGGATCTGCTCCTGCTGGACGTTCCATGATAAGGACAGACATCTGATCTTGCTGTCCCTTGCTTCCGCCTCCCTGGGTGAAGTTTCCGGCCCATTGATCTGCTGTGTTTTTCCAGCCTTCTTCCTTGGCTGCTTTGTCATCCACAAATGGCCGGGCCTGTTCTGCTTCAACCTCAATCAATACCTGCCCGGTGAAATTGTTATGAACAGCCTTCAGAAGATATTCTTTGTTCTTGCATTCCAGAAATGCATCATGCGCGGCACTGAACCAATCAGGACGGCCATATCTTCCAGAACCATTCTTCAGGTGAATTATAGTCTTGACCTCTGTCGCTGTTTCATCGTAATATGGGAAGACTGAAAATGTTTCTGCCGGGTTGTTTCTCAGATACTTGGCATCCCAAGAAGGGGATACATCAATCTGCTCTGATTTGAATAATTCAGGCACCCGATAAAGGCAGAATTCAGGATCAATAAATTTAATGTAAATGTTTTGAGCATCCAGGACCTTTTTGATCTTCACAACCAAATAAGCATTTCCTGTACTCTTAAATGAGTTATACAGATTTTCAGCAAGCCTGGACCATGTCATTTTATCCTTTTCGATTGAGGATAATTTATCGATGAATGGCTTTATGGCATCCAGCTGAATTTCTTGATCATTCAAATTGGCACCAAAATCAAACTCACTGTCCGTTGATTTGACAATATTCGGCTTTCCTGAGAAGGAAAAGAATTTGATGCCGTTGATGCAAGAACCCAGAGTTGGTGAAAACTTTGAAAGGTTGACCAGCCATCTTAGATAAGAATGACTTGAATCTTGTGTATATCCGGCAAATGGGACATACTTATTTCTTTTAAACCAACTCTGGACTGTTGCAACATCCCGAACTTCTTCGGGAATAGGTGATTGCAGTCGATATTTCGCTATTCCGTTTCCAATTACATTATACCTGTCAAAGTTATTGCCAGGACAAGTACACACAGAATTGTTACAACGACTGCAAGCCACATTTGTAGTTTTGTTTTTTTACGCCTGTGCTGGTGCTTTCTTACCAGCTTCGGCCATCGCTTTGTCAAACATTACTTTCTTCACCTTCGCAATATGATCCGGCAATTCACCAATCAACGGATTCTTTTTCTTGCCATCGGGGTTTGTAGCCTTGCTGATAGCTTTAAAATCTTCTTCCGTTGCTGGACGATAAACCAGTTCTTTTGGTGGTGCACCTTTTGTGCCTTCTACCTTTTCACTGACAAACCACGGCTGAAGGTTGATCCTTTCGCCAGTCTCCGGGTGGGTGGTGCAGTGTGCAATGTTGTCTTCGTGATCGTTCAGATATTTTCCTACTAATCCAAGCATGATATTCTTTTTTAAAGATTAATTAAAGTGCATTCAGGGCTGATTCAGTCAATGATGTAGGATGTGACAAATACTTACCCTGACCGATCAATTCGATTCCAAGCCTTTCAGCATCGTTATTACCTACACCTGATGCAGTGCTGATCTTTGCCCTTAACGGGGTTGGACATACACTTGAAGTGTCCGTTGCCACGTCATAGTCATATCCCACAAATCTGATCAAGCCTGATTTGTACTTCACAAAACAAGACATGGCACAAGCTCCAATCAATCCGTTTGCAACGTCAACCTTTTCTGTGGACAAGCCATCATAAAATATTGACACTGTCTGATCAACCGGGTCACCTGTATTCGCCTGTGCTTCATTGAAGAAGGCTGTCTTATCTTGCGTGAATTCGAATTCAACTGCATGCTTTGTAGCTCCAAGTGTGATCGCTGAAACCACCGCATCTTTTCCGGCAGTCTCGGTGAAGGTCACTGAACTGATATCTGAATTATCGATAATCCAGATCTTTTCAATTCCTCCTATCTTAACGGCACATGCTGTTGCTGCCGCCTGTTTTAAATCTACAATTCTAGCCATTTCTTAGGGTTTATTTTGTTATTAATTAGGCTGAAACAGATGATGCATTCACACAAAGTCTGTCATCGATGATCGCTGTTCCCATTCTATAGTTGGCTTGACCGTAAATCTTACCAGCTTCTTTTCCAACTGTGATTTGATCAAACTGAAGCGCGATATCATTTGGTCCCATTACATCAAGACCCAGACCAAAGTTTCCAGGAACAGTCAACAGTGCCCTGTGATGTGTGATCTGAAGGTCAGCTGCAACTTCATCCCAAAGGTGCATTCTCTTAATCCAGTAACCGTCCCACTTAAGGCAGTCATCCATGATAGTGTAAGGCACTAAACCATATTGAGCAGCAAAGTCACCGCTGATCTTATACAGATAAGCGTCAGGTATTGCAGTATAGTTATCTGCCAAATCTTTCTTGTATGCTTCGAAGATTCCACCGGATACCATAATAACCGGGCTGATACCTTTCGCACGTCTTTTAGCAATCAACGCTTTCAATTCAGTTGTCTGAGCCGCTACAAGTGCCTGGAACAATGGCACAGGTGTAGTGGTATAAGTATCATTGCTGATGTTTCCACCGGGAATTGTCACATTATAATTTGCTTTTCCTGCTGTCTTAAGTTGGTCAACCATTGTAAGGTAACCGCCACAGATAGACAGTGTCTTTTTGATTCTAGCGAACATATTGGAATCACCAGTGTAGGATGCTTCTGCACTTGCTACAATCGGGTGTTTACCCCAATGCGCTGACTTCATCAAGTCATTTCCAATTGCGACATAAGTGCCTTCAACAAGGTCATTAAAGAATTTTGATCCTACTTCAGTTGAAAGAAGGTCTTGAACATCATTTCCTTGACCGAAAATTCCTTCCCAGCCTGGCACATCTTCAGTGCAATGTTCAATCTGCACATTGTGTGCGCAAAGTGAAACATCACTTCTTTTGTATGTGATACCAACTGCAGGGTCCCATGCGCATGACGCTGGTCTTTCTTTTGTGATGTAGCCTGTTCCGTTAGGCTGCAAGAATCTAACCTTGCCGTCCTTAACAGCGTTGACAACATTGTAAATACCAAGTGAATTACTTGATACATCTTCATGAACCACCGAAACAGAAGAAACGAAATGCAGTGCCGTTCCTAAGTCTATTTTAAGCGATCTCGCAAGGTTGCTGCGATCTGCAAACGCTTGTCCAATTCCAACTAATTCCATTTTATTGCTTTTTAAGGTGTTTTGTAAATTACTTTATTTCGATCATTTTACCACCAATCTTGCGCTGCACAGGCTTGGTCTCTTGGCGAACTTCAGCACCTTCAACACCAGTGTCAATGTGTTGTCCAGTTACGTTTGCTGAAGCCTTTTCTTGAAGTTCCATGATCTGTGCTCCAAAGTCTTTTGATACTTGGGTGATCTTGGATTCAAGTGCTGTCTGAATCGTTTTTCCGGATTCTCCAATCACTTCCAATGCAATGCTTTTGACATTTTCGGAAGTCATAAATTCCTTAGGAAGAGATTCTATCACTGAATTCAGACTTTGTGCTGTTTCCAGAAGTAATTCTTCCACACTTGCCAGTCTCTCTGTCATCGGCTGCACTGTTGCCAGTGCGTCAAGTATTGCTTCATGTTGGTTTTCTTCGGTGATCTGAACGCCTGTCAATGATATGACTTTCGCGATCAATTGATTCATAAATTCGTTAATGTTCATCGTATTATTTTTTAGCGTATTTTTTAACTCGTGATATTGCAAAGTCATTGTTGCCAATATGATCCAACAGTCCACGTTTCATTGCGTCCTTGGCGAAAAACATGCCACCCCTCAGTGATCCTTCCGGGTCAAACTTTAATTGTCTGTTTGCCTTAACTACATTGTGAAATACTTGAACTGATTTGTTCAGCATTTCCTTCAATGGGTCGCTGTCTCCCTTCAGCAAAGCCCTGAATTCCTTATTCTTATCGCTGGATGAATCGCTGTAAATCTCAACTATGTTGTTGGCATATTCGTCCAACATCTTCTTTGAAATTGACACCAGTGCGCCAATGCTTCCAACTCTTGAATTCTCGTTTGCTGCAACTATTTCTGTGGCACCTGACGCGGCAAGGTATCCTGCTGATCCTGCGTTATACACATAAGCAATGACAGGCTTTCCAAATTCCTTAAATGCATTATGAAGGATATGTCCTGACATTCCTTCACCTCCACCGGTATCAAAGTTTATTTTTGCCCCAATGACTTTGGGGTCATTCTTATAAGACAGAAGTGCGTCTGACATGGTCTTTGTACCCACTGAACAAAGGCCGTCATTCGACTGCATGAAGTCATTGACATTAAAGCTGATAATTGAATCTAGCTGTGGATTCTGTGGCAGCTTATTAAAATTAGTAACCGCCAGTGTTCCGTCACCGGAAATGATTGTCAGCTGATCACTATGTTGTTTTGCTTCTGCAAATGCATTACTGTCTCCCTGTCCTTTCCATAGCTCAACCCTCTGCTCATATTGCAGAAGGTATTCAAGAGCTGCGTATTCATCAATAAACAGTTCTTTGCCGATGAAAAATTTTAGGGTGTCTCGCACTAATTATTTTTAAATACCTATTAAGTCTCGTCTCATGTTAAAGCACAAAATTAAAGTGTGGTAATTTCGCTTTTGGCGAAGTGCTGTTTTTGTGGGTGTTACTTTGACCTCTTAATTTTTCTGATCAGTGCCTTGGCTGTGTTTATGTTCACACCAGTGCAGCGTGATATCTGCCCGGCAGTCTTGCCTTCGGATATCAATTTTTTTGTCATGTAACATCTGAGCGCGTATTCATCAAGGGCTGTGACCGTTGCAATCTGACTTTGATCAGGTGTCTGAACACCTATATCATTCAGGAAGGCTTTGGCCATTGCCAGTGATTTGTCCTGTTTCAATTCCATGTTTGAACCAATTTAAAACCATATAATCTTGCACGCTGCAGCAGTACAATTCATCAGATAGTTGATATTGGTTGTGAATGACCATTAGCTTTCCCCCTGAACCTTGCTTCACCAAAGCAATCACTTCATTGTGTCGCTCCTTGGGTAGCTTTTCAAAGTTCCATTCGTAGGCCATTCAATATTTTTAATATTTCTTCCAGTTTCTTTTTTTGATCACCGCAACAAAACTGAAGTTCTGTCCATCCTTCAATGTTGTTACGTGACATCAATTCGCCAATCTTCTTTTCATCAGGATTTTCAAGGTATTCTTTAATCAATACCCATGAATCCTGGCTGACATTCTCAGGACGGTATTTTTTACCCGGTTGAGTATCGCTGACAATAGTCTGTGTTTTCTTTGTCTGAATGAGTTTAAATACCTTGTTTTTCTTGTACTCATTGATATTTGAAATCTGTAAATTGAAGTCATCAATATTTGTAAACCAGTGGCAATTCTCACCGGGGGCCAAAGGTCCAATCTGGTCCCTTGTTTCAGCGATCCGCACAATCTTATGCCGGCCAATGTCATCCGTTACAGTGATTCCGTACATTAAAATTCTTGCATATAGGTACAACCATCCGGACATGACACATAGAACCGGACTTTCTTTTCTCCCCAGGCTGTAATGTTTAAATCCGTTCCAATAGTCTTTTCTCCCTGCTTCCATAAGTAGGTTGGTGTTGTGCAGCCTGTTACGTTTGGGAAATATTCATGCTTCGAACAAGTTCCCGTCTTAATGGTCAGAACATCTTCGACCACAGTCAAGGTGCTGTTCAGTACAATAGTGTCAAAGTCACTGGCACTGTCATTGATGAACTTGCTTGTTATATTGATCTTATACCGGACAGAATACTTTTCACCGCACGGACTGTAAAGTGTTACCGTTGGGGCAGGGGTTACCACTTCTTGAAATTCTAATCCGGTGGCTGTGGTATCGGTATCAACATTCGTGTTGCTTCTGACCCTTATGAAGTCTGTTCCTTTCTTCGGTCCATACCATGTTGAGTTAACAACCTTCTTAGCCTTGAATGCCACAGATACAGTCTTAGTGGTGCCGCCTCCCGTCACCGTGACAATGCATTCATAATCTGTCCCGGCAATGGCTCCGAATTGAGAACTCATGCCGGATTGAATTGCAGCTTCCAATTTGTTCTTCAGGTCATCATTGGTGTTCCCCGGACTGTATAATACATTCAAGTCCACATTCTGTGTCAAGGTCTGCACCCCGGCTGCGTTCTTGCTTATCTTCATCAGCTTCACCGTGTAGTTCTGTGGCCAGCTGAATGAGAATTCTGTCTTGAAGTTCTGTCTGTCCCACTGTATCACCCGGTCAAATAGATCAGTGATTGTGCCTCCACAGTCTTGCTCCATCCACACCCTTAATTTAGGGATCACAAAGGTTGTGTCATTCTCTATTGCTGCGCTCCAAGTATTTGTTTGATCATCCGGGTTCTCATACTTCAGGTTAATATCACAGATTGACAAGCTGTCCGTGCTCGTTACTGTAACGCCCGGGCAGTTGCTATTGCTGACCGTGATGTCACTGCAATAGATAGGACATTCACCATTGCAGAATATTACAACCCGTTGAGCTTCGTATGTCTTACCACCTTCAGTATCCAGAATCTCCCGGTTCTTCGTGTCATAAATGTCCCAATCTTCATCTGTTCCGGCTTCCCTGAATTTTATCATATCGATTGCAACGCGGCCATTGAAGGAACCACGCTTTTCAATGATCAGCCCTGCCGGGGTATGCACAAACATTGGAAGTGGAACTGAAATGCCGTCAACCTGGCAATCATCAGGTGTAGGATTATTGAAGTAAACCGTCTGCACCGTCTTTGCTGGGCAGTTCTGATAATAGACTGTTACTCTTAGATATACCTGATCCGGTAATTCACTTAACAGGAATGGTACCGGTATCACTTGCCAGGTGGTCCCGTTGATACTGTATTCATAAAGAACACCAGTCACAGTGTTCTTGTGGCTGCCACTCTCAAATACTGATAATTCGAAGGGCTCCGTTGTAGTGCGTTCATATCCAATGGAGGGATAATTTGCACAAGGGTTGACCTCAAAGGTCCTTTGCTGGTTCGGGCATCCGTCCGAATAAACCCATGTAATACGGGCAGTGACCCTTTTATTGGTTGCTGTAAAGTTCGCTCCTGCTGTCCAGGTGTTTGCGTCCTCGGCCTTGTGTTCTATTGTAGTTGAGGCAACCGGTGAAGTGTTGGTTCCTCCGGCAGTTATGGTATAGCTTCCAGAACCGTTGTCAGTTACTATGATTGCCGGGTTGTTATCGCATGGTGCAGGAAGTTCATAATTATCACAAGCTGGGTCTGCTGTGCTGTCTGCTTTGAATATAATCCTTCCGGTCATGGCTTCCGGGTCATAGCTTTCAAAAGAAAGTATGCGGCCAGTGTGGCCAGTTCCCTGGTAATTGATCAAAGCCCTGTTCCTGAAGTTGTATCCTTTGACCTTATCATAGTTGGCTATGATAGGAACATTCACTGTCAGGCAGTCCAGGAATTCATTAAAGTATCTCCGGTAAAATAGATTATACAGGTCCTTGGCTTCTTTACCGTATGCCAGATAATTTTCTGGCACCGCTGGACCTGATACACCCATGACAATAGCCTTGGTCTTCTGCCATGCGAATGGTGTTGCATAGATATTGTAATTGTTGAAGTATAAAATTGGCTCCGGCAGGGTGTCACCGTCAAAGACTTGTTCTAGCATGCCCCCAGCTATAATGACCCTGGGGCCTATATTGTAACTCAGTTTTCCTTCGGTATTATCAAGGCATTGCGGCCCGTCATAGATAAGATTTGCGATCCCTCCACCGGTGATGTTGCCGTTTAATGTCGCTTCGAAGTATGGGTTCTCCATTGCTTCTGTTTCATCCTTGAAGTCAAAACCCCGGTCAATGAAGTTGGACAGATATTCATTGCGTTCATCCAGCTTCAGGTCTTCAATGGCCTTATCAGTTGACTTCTTGAACTTCAGGTAATAGTTCTTTTTATCTTCATGTGGCACTGATACCTTGGCTTCTGAATAATCAATCAGGTTGGTGAAGTCTGTCAGTGTGTTGAGGAAGAATCCGCTGGCCGTGTCTCCGAAAAAGTCAGTGTCATAAGGTGTCAAAATATAGACCTTGCGTTCCGTGAAGGATGTGTAAAATTTGAAGTTGAACATGTGGGTGATTCCCTTCAGATAGTCCAGGCATTTATCAGGTCTTACTGCATTCTGAAGGTCAAAGATTTCCCCTTCTTCTGGAAGGACGCTGATCAGCTTATTGTAAAATACACAGTTTTGATATAATCCAACCTTTGAATCATTGTCCCCGTGACCGCGATATCTGACAAATATTTTTTCACCCGGACGGACTAAGATATTTGAAGCAACAAGTGTTTCTTTCCAGAACGGGTCAAAGAAATGTTCTTCCTTAACTTCGGCATGATCATCAAGTGCAATGATAGTCCCATCAACATACTGGTGATAAAGTCCAAACAATACAGAAGTCCTTGTTCCTCCCCACTTATCATCTTGTATGTAGATAGTGCCATTTAATTCAACCGTGAAGTCATAAATACCGGCCTTTGAGAATATCCCAGTTGCCGGATCGTATGCGCTCCCTGGATCGCTGATTTCATCATCAAATTTTACTATCTGATACACTGGCTTCCTCTGTGGGTCCGGCATTTGAATTCTTTTCTTCAACCCGGCCTTGAATTCCCTTTGTTCAGCGTTCCTTGTGTCCTGTCCGTAATTCTCCCGTAATATGTAGCTTATCAATCGCCTTCCTGTCTCTGTTTCCAGAATAGGGCAGGAATACTGCCAGCCAGCCTTACAGAACATTAAATCAAATGCTTTGGCAACATGCACCCATGGTCTAAAGTCTGCCGGAATAAATGAATTCTGAAAGTTCCAGCGGCCATAATTAACCAAAGGGAACCAGTACCCAGGATCACCGGAATTGTAAACTGCTCCCGTCTGCATGATATCCCACATGCTGCTGACTGAATATTCTACACCCGGCCATGGCAGTTCATTCAGGTATGTTTTATTGAGTTGAATAGCCCAATGCAAGGACTTATCCAAGAACTCAACTTCAAACTGTTCAGAGCTGCCGGACTTCCTTTCATTGACCCTCATGGAACCTTGGGCATAAACCATCATCCCGTGAATGAGCTGGATATCAAAGTCCGCATAATCGTTATGATAAACACCCAAATTGGTTGACTTGCCAATTAGGTTCTGGTTTTTCGGGGTTGCCGGCAGTGCCGTACCAAGGACACCTTCAATGTTTATTTTATTTAGTTCTGTAAGCTGCTCAATGTTCCTGATCAGGATAGCTTTTGTTTCGGCTGAAGTGTCAAGATAAACTTGACCGTCTGCATCGGCATACTTCGCCATGAAGTAGGGGTTCCCGTTGTATAGCTTTATCCTCATATATCTATTGATTGACCGGATTTTTCATCAGCGATATATCCAGATAATTCAACCACAAGATTCTTCTTGCCTTCAATGATTTTGGCTGTCCCTGCCGTCAATATGAACTTGTACCATGTATTGGTGCCACCGCTTGACATGCGCATGATGTGGTGGCCCGGTGATCCAAATAGGGCCCTTGCATATTTTAGACCTTCATAGGTGTTCCCAAGGATAGTGCTGACCTTGATTGTCTCAGTGGCCTTTGGATTAAAAACACTGCTGCCGCCGGCTGTCTGTGTTGGGTTGTAAATCTCAATGATCTTGGCTTCCCGGTTAATTGATATGTCATTTGGACAAAGCAATGAAATAGAACTCCGGCCACCTAATGGGTCCAGAAAATTCATACAAGTGTAAAAGTCCCGGCATGAACATAATGAATATTTCACCCATTTGGTAATGTATCCCGTGCCGTCATTTACTTCCAGCTTCAGTGTTGCTGGTGCTGATGTTACACCATACAACCGCCAGTCAATGCATAAATATTTTGCTGTGGATGCTCCGGTAAAATTTATCGTTGTATTGGCCAGTGAAGTCCCTGAATTATTATACCATGTCAACCGGACAGAACCGATTCCACCAAACCAAACATAAGGTTCTGAATCTGGGGACCACTCCATCAGGTCTGGATATGTGTTCATAAGATATCCAGTCTTGCCACCGGTGAACGTCAAGGCTGTCAGTGAATCATTATTCAGGGCCGTGTTCCATACATTGACTGTGGACGTGCTTTGGACTGATCCGTCAGTATTGGAGCAATCAGAAGTATCAAAGGTTGATTCCCAATACCTGACTTTAATTTGCGCGACACAACCGCTGTCTGTCTGCGCTGCTCCGGCTGCCGTTGGCCACATAGTTGAAACCAAACCTGGCAAAAGCTGTGAAACATCCAAGGGAAACACTTCACCCGTGCTTTTTGGAACCCACATGCCTTCACTACCAATAGGGTTGTTGCTTGCGTCTGCAAGAACATAAATCATTCTTTTGACCTGAGTTCCTGTACCAAGTGCTGTGAATTGGAATTTCCAGACAACCGGATCATTTGCTGATACGTTGCTGGCAGGTGATTGTGTTACATTTATTGCCATTATATTGCCCGTTTAAATTCTGCCTTGAATCTTCTAAGTTCATTTTCTGCCAATGCCTTAACAGCATCTTTATAGCCTCCTGATACGCCAGCTTGAATTGCTGCACCTGCTCTGTCTGCTATCTGTGCCGCCATCGCACTAATTAGTTCATCACTGATATTGACAGTATTATTTCCTTCCTTGGTGAAATGCGAATACTGATACAGTACAGGTGGCTTAAATTGGACAACAGGTGCAAGTTTCTTTTTCTCTGAATTCTCCACCGCCTTCAGTGCCATTGCCTTGAAATTATATTTCAATACAGGTCCGAATCCGCGCTTCCTGCTCATTCGATCCTTTTCAAGTTCATCGAATAGTTCCTTGTTATCCTGGACCTGTACCGCTGGGGCAAAGTATTCATTCTCATGTATGGTCGCTGTGCCAACTGGTCGCTTCCCGGTGCTGTCCGGTGGTGCCTGGCTGGCTCCTGTGAATCCATGACTGACCCTTTTTGTGAATCCACCTTCAGCGAAGGACTGTGACCTGATGACCGCGATCTGTGCTGCCACTGATGCAATTGAAGAAGCAATCAATGCCAAGGTAGTAACGCCAAAGTCAAACTTTGGAACCGTTGCCAGTATGTTTGTTATCGCAAGGGCTCCATTAATAATTGCCTGCTTGACAGCAAGGTCCTTCTGTTTCTTATGCAGTTCGTCATCAATCCTCTTTTTCTTCGCGTCAAATTCTCTATTGATACGATCTTCTTCAGCTGAATTGCCTTTGACAAGTTTCAGCCTTGCATCGCGTTCACGTTCCAGGTTGTTGATACGCTGGTCATGGATCGCTTGAAGCTGGTTGTTCTCAATTTCATAAACTGCATCTGCAATGGTCTTGGCTGTGTCAAGTGCTAATTGTAGTAATTTCCTCCTTTTTTCTGCTTCATTTTCAACTGCATCGGTTGTTGATTGAATATTATTATCCTTGACTTCATTATTAATTGCAGTGATCTTATCAGCTGTTTCTTGCTCATTTTTGACCCGTTCCTGATTCGCTTTTTCAGAATCAATATTAAAATCAATCAGGTTTTTTCTTTTCTTCGCTGCCAGATTATTTTCAATGACCAGAAGTTCATTGGTTGCTGTTTTATCATCTACCTTGCCGGCAAGACTATCTTCAACAAGTTTCTGCCTTTTTAGTGATGCCTCAATTTCTGCATCAAAATCAGCCTGTGTCTTTTTGGCTTCCAGTATTTTAATTTGGGCCTGATACTGCGATTCATAAAGTGCATTGACTTCGTTTGAATAGTCTTGGGCCGCTTTTAATTGTTCGTTCAGCTTATTTAGTTCAAGTGCTTCAGACCGCTTCTTGAATTCCTTTTCACTGATTTCACCTTTGGCAAGCTGTTCCTTCAGGGATGTATTGTCAACATTGTATTTGATTTCAATTTCCCTATTGATCTGCGCGAACTTGAAACTGCTGGTGTCAATGTTACTATCTGTGACATTCTTGGTGCCTTCAAGTATAATGTTCCTGACTTCATTCTGTAGCTTGATCAGCTCATTCTTTGCTTCATGAAGTGCCTTCTTCCGGTTGTCGTTGATTTGATCTATTTGCTTTTTTTCGGCATCGGCTAAACTTGTGATTAACTGCTTTGATAACTTGATTTCTTCTGCATCCTTGGTAGTGACCAAAGGCTTAGTCTCTAACTTCCTGATCTTATCCTGAAGGTCAGAAAGTTCTGCTTCAGTCTTTGCCCTTACCTGTGCGATCTGCTTGTCAAATTCATTGGTAATGGCTTCAGCGTTAAGTTCTGCAATCTTCTTTTTTAGTTCTTCGATCCGTTTGACCTGGTATTCAATCGCCTTCTTTATATCGTCTCCATCTGCATGAATAATGTCAAGGCTTCTTTTGCTGAATTCCTTTATCTTCTTATCAACATCAGCACCCCTTTTGTAGATTAAATCAATCAGGCTTTGGGATGAATTTGGGTTGAGATTAAAGTTTAAGAATTCCTGTTGAAACTGAAGTATTTGCTTCTTTGCATTTTCTGAAATGGCAGGATTTTTCAATGCTTCTTCAATTTCCAACAGTGTGCCTTTGATCTTCAGGGCCGCACCTTGGTAGTTCTTCAGAACCTTATCCTGGTTGATTTCCGGGAACGCATCATTGAGAACTTGTTCCTGGTTCTTGAACTCTGATTCCAATTTACTGATCTGCTCTGTCAATGTCTGTGAATACCTTTCAAAGCCTTTTTTAATATCCCCGGTGCCAAGTGCAATGGTGGCCCGTGTTGAAAAACTCAATCCGCTGGCATCCTGCCTTTTTGCGTATGCCAGCTGTATTTTCTTTTGTGCAATCTCTGTGGCTGTGGCCTCCTGCGCTGCTGCCTTGACCCTTTCAAATATTTGCTGCTTCACTGTTGTGGTTAAGTTCTTCTGGATCAAGTCAAGATCAGAAAGGCTGGCAGATTCCAGTTCATATTTGTTCAATAGTTCAGGGTACTTCTGCACAAGGTCATCAATCAACTTCTTTTTGACATCCCGGTTCAGATTGTCTTCCTTAAGTGCACTGAAGCTGTTTTCAATGGCTGCTGTCTCTGTGGTGATTGTTTCCGTCAGGTCCTTCAATGCAGCCTGTGTCTCCCTGGCTCCAACCGGCACAAACAATGTCTTGTCGTTGAATCGCTTAACAAATCCAAAGAATTCATTTGCAACACTTACGATTGCTTTACCAAATGATTCCTTGAAGTTATTCCAGTCAACTTCCCAGCGTCTAAGTCCTGAAAGCTCACTGTTGTTGATTGCGCTGGCAACTCCTTTGACCCTTGCTTCAACAGCTCCAAGAATTACACCCTGGGCTTTGAATATGTCATTGGCTGCAATGGCTTCTTTGACTTGCTTCTGCTGTGCTTCGCTCAATGATACCCCGGACTTGGCAAGCAATGTGATCCCCTTCAATGGATTATCAAGGGCCTTCCCTAATATCTGGGCCGCTGAACTAAGGTCACCGCCTAATGTCTGCCCAAGGTCAACCGCTGCTTTCTGCGCCCTGTTAAATGCATCGCCTTGAATCCTGGTAAATGTCAACAGCTTGGAAGTGACCTGGTCAAGTATCTGGTCTCCGTCGATACCTGTGGTGACTTCAATATCCTGGGCAATGTTGCGTAATTCTTCAGCTGTTTTGCCTGATGCATTGCCGGTGGCTTCTAACTGCGCCCGGACCTTTGATATTGCAACTTCAGCTTGTTTGAATTCTTCAATGGACCCTGCACCGAATTCTTTTAATGATCCGAATGCAGCAACAATTCCACCTGTCAGAAGTCCCCCGGTGATCAGGTCCCCAAGTCCAAGGAATTTCTTTGATAGCCCGTCAACCTTTTCAGGGATGGTTGCAACAGTGGCCCGTAATTCTTCAGCCTTGGTCTTTAACTGATTCAGAGCTTCAACCCCTGCGCCTGTCTGCCGTTCTTCCTGCGTCATCTTTTCGAAGGCCACTGAAAGCCTGTTTATTTCTTCCCTTAATGCAGCGGCCTTCTGCTTTGATTCTGCCTGAAATGTTTCAAGCAGACTTGACTGGCTCAACTGACCTTCTTTTTGCAGCCTTTCCAGCGTCGGTATAATCGACTGTACAGCGTTTTGGTAGTTTCCGACATTTCGCCTGAAGTCTCCAATCGACTGCTCTATATTGCTGATCTTGGTATTGGTCCCGACAATCTTATTGAATAGCTGCTGTCCTTCAGCTGCTTCGCGCTGGGCTCCGGACAAAATAATATATTCAGCCTTCAGTCTTTTAAGTTCCTCCCGAAGGCCAACAAGTGAAGTGGGGTCTGCTTCATTGCTTACCTGGCTAAATGCTTTGGCTTCTTCGTTCAGCTGCTTGGTAAGTTCCTTTTTTGATAACAGCAGGGCTTTTTCTTCAGTCAGTAATGCAGTCAGATTTTCAGCACTTCCGGTGCCGGATGCCTTTTCATTCTTAATGCCGTCCTTGATCTTCTTTAATCTGATTTCAATGTCTGCCAGCTTATTTAAGAAAGACGCACTGGCTCCCTGGGATAGTTGCTCTATGGCAGGGGCTATGTCCTTAAGTTTCTGAACGACATTCTGCGCTTCACCGCCCAATTTCTCTAAACCGGTTCCTGAAGGCACCTCAATAGTCGGGCTCTTGATATCGTGAAGCTCTTTCTTTAATTTGGAAATGTCCTCTTTTAGAGTTGTAATCTGACGCTTAAGACTATCGATTAGTGAAGTGTCTGCACCGGACTTGCTGCCAAGGCCGTTTAATGCCTTGATCTGTGCGTCAATGATCCTATTTGTTGCCTGAAGTGTTTTTTTGAATTTCTCCTGACCGTCTGCCAGTGGCCGGAATGCGCTGCTGTCTATTTTCTTGACATCATTGATCTGCTTTCCAATGCCTTCAAGGGCTGCTTCCACCTTCTTGATTTCGGCAATGGTTGACTGTGTGCCTTCCAGCTTCAAAGAGAATCCAATTACTCTGCTCATTTAAGTGACTTTTTAAAGTTATCCAGCACCACATCACTTAACCGTTCCAATGAATCCAGAAGACTTTCTTCAAAGTCATCATAGTTTTTATTGCTGTCCAGCGTCCGGGTGAAGAACTCCATTCTTCTTCCATTCTTGCTGAACTGCCAGCTGCTTTGGGTCGGCATGCCTTCGCGCTTATGTTTGTGCGCCAAGGCAAATGCAGCCCTTGTAGCTTCTTCCTGACCAAGTCCCTTCTTAAGCATCCAGAACTTAATCAGTGCGTCTATGTACTTACTTGACTTACGGCCACTGCCGGGATTGAAGGGTATTCTTCCAGGGCTTACGCCTCTGTCTAGTATTTCATAGTAGCTCTGCAAAGATACAAAAGCCTCCTGACTATTGTTCCGGATATTTATGTCAGTCAACTCAATAGAATCTCGCAACTTGCCTGTCAGAATATGCCCCTGGTCTGTCAGTTCCTTCTGCAGTTCCTGGATCATGAATGTTGCCATGTCAGTCAGGCTTGCACCGAATTCTTCAAGTATGGATTTGTAGTCTGTCAAAAGATATATTTTAATATATTTTCTGAAACAATCAACCCTGTAAGTGAACCAATGCCAGCTCCAAGTGAATAGTAAATACGATCCGATAAATTTCCAAAAACGACTTTCTTAACATTCCATGACCAAATCAAACTTATGATTACTCCACATATAAACACACCGGAATAAAATGATCTGCTGATAAATGTAGTGTTTATTGCAACGAAAAACACCTGAAGGAACCCGGTAAATAGTAGTTTCATATCTTAGCTTGTTGCGCCAGTATTACATCACAAAATTTTTCATCCCTCACCATTTTAAGCAGTGCAGAATAGTTTGCATTGTCTAAAAGTGAATCGTCAATAGATTCATTTTTGGGTGTCTGTCCTGAAGATAACAACTGCCCAAGCCTGACCGCCTTTGTTGCGATAAAAACCATGATAACCTGCTCCGGTGTAATACCAACAACTTCAGCGACTAATTTAAAATTTCGCAACCTATCAACGTCGCCAGCGTAGTCATCGCCTTTGCCGGACATGATGCTTTTCATTTTACCAGTGAATGTGTCCAGTATGCGTTCCTGTTCTACTTTGTTCATAGCTTATTATTTCCCTGCGTAAACTGTTTTATTATTCCCGGTGATCTGGCCGTCATCATAAAAGCTGAAGTCTTCTGATTCGCAAACCGGAACAGCAAAACGCACTTCTGCATAGCCTCCAATGATCATGTCATCTGTAATAGGGTAGCTGATATAGTTAATGATCATTTCTCCAAATCCTGCAATGGCCATATTGAAAACAGCCCATTCATCGGCCTGTGATTTCTTTGTTGCTGCGTTTATCTGATCATCATTAAGTAATTGCAGTAAGTATGACCAACTGAAGATACCTGTAAATGTGCTATTATCTGCTCGCGTTACTTCGTAAAATGAGCAATCATCAAAGTAAGCTATCAAATTACTGAAGAATCTTACAGTGTCATTCAGAATGTCCGTCTGTGTTTTCCTTTTGCCTTCTGGGGTCTTGCCGTTTCCAATCCGGTCAGCATACAGAATCCGGATAGTATGCCCAATCATGTCACTGATGTTGCTTTCCATCATGATAACTCCAACCATGGGGTAAGTCAATTTGAAACTGTTGGACGTCTGGTTGGTCCGTGTCCATACATCCGGGCCCTTCAAGTCTTCAGCGATATATCCAAGGTTGTCCAAGTTAAAATCACTTAGGCCATTGATCATGGCGAAGGTGTTAGGACGGGTCCCGGTAGTAGGGTAGAACTTCACTGATTCCTTGATCAGCTCAATGATTCGTTCTTTGGTAATGTGGCTCATTGTTGATATGTTTGATATATTCTGATACTGTCTTTTCTCATGACCGCCTTTATCTCATTGCTTTCAAGTCGGCCGTATGTTGTCAGCCTTCCGATCCTGAAGCCTTCCCGGTATTCATCATAAATCTTCTGCGTCTGATTCTCACCACTTACCGGGGTGCATTGTGTTAGTATTGCCACCAAGACTGAAGCCTTCAGGAATGGAATGTGCTTCTTGATCTTTTCCCACAATGTTTCCTTGGTTGCTTCCTCCGCGAAGAACTGCGGATACTTGCCCTTGATGTAGTATGCCTGTTTCAGAACCTTAGCTTTGTAATCCCTCAGTCCTGCTACGCCCTTCTTCCGGTATGCGCTCATTGCATTGGCCCTGTGGTCCATGGGCCTGAGCTGGGTATAAAGTCGTTGATACGTCTTTTCTGAATCGTGCTGCGCTGCCTGTGCTGTATCACCTTTGGCCAGACATTCTGCAATGATATCTGCACCCCTGACAGTCTTTAAGGTCTTGACTTCCTCAACTGTTGTGGGTAGCTCGCTGATGAATTTTTCCAGCTTTTCTTTGTTCAGCTCTTTGGCTTCTGCCAGTGCTTTATTTACTCTCGCTTTAAATCCCATATTACAATTTTGAATTTTCAATGCTGATAGCCTTGACAGCGTCCGTGAATGGTGCTTCATTTGCGCTCTCCATATTGGTCCTGCCGAGGCCGTTAAATGTTCCTATTTCAATCAATCGGGACACAATGGACTTGGCCCCAATCTTTTGATATATTTCTCTGTTGTAGGCCCGTGCTTTATTCATAGCTTCTGCTTCTTCCTTGGTCTGTGGGTCCTTGTTGTTGAAGTAGTAAAAGTTCTCTGGGTCTGTTTCCAGCCACTTGTAATAATTCTCAAACCAGGCTTCAATGTTGACAGCTGTCTGAAGGTCGATGTCCTTCCAGAACTCCATTCTGTCTGCCATGAACTTCTTGAACTCTGTTTCATCGGTCGGTATCTTTTCACCTTCCTTTACCAATAATACTGACAGCTCAGACAGGTACTTTGTGAAGGTGGAATTCACATGGGCATCATCAGTCTGATTCAACCCTGATACATTGCTTATGTAGTTATTATGAATCTGCAGGACCTCCACAGCTTGCTTGACTGAAATGCTTTTATAGTTCAGTGTATTGTATAGCTTGTCCTTCCATATTTCCGGAAAAATGAAAGTGCAATCTTTGTATTCTATTTTTTGGGGCCAGTCTTCAATCTGTGGCTTCGTTTCCCTGATTGTTTTCAGAAGAATATTGAACAGACCCAAGGCCGTTGTTATGGCACTATCAATGTCGATCCTGTCAGCCAGGTGTCCGATGTGTTCATTGAATTCTTCCGGGCTGATGTCAATCAGTGAACTGTCACAATCAAAAATATCTATTATCCCGTCAAAGTAATTATTCAGGCATTTGATCACCTCAACCAAATACTGGACCCTTTTGCTTTCAATATCTTCTGCATGGTCCTTGATAAATTCAAAGAGCTTCAGGCACCCAACATTGAAGTCAAGTGCCTGGCTCAGTTTTATTTCACTGCCCTGTGTGGGGATGCTTAAGTCAATAACTTCCCCGGTGGTTTTTAAGATTTTGGCAGAAATCAAATCTGCAGCTTTTTACGGGCATACTTTTCAAATGTTGCCCATGCTTCAGCTACCGTCTTCGGCTGCTTCTTAAACTCACATCCTGCTGCCTTCGCTTGCTTGACAAACGATTCCAGACCAAGGCTTTCAGCACCTTCTAATCCGTTGTTGAAAATGTCAAATACTTCCTTTTCCAATGGTTCAGGCTCCTTGCTCTGTGCGCCCTTGACTTCAGAATCCACAGGAGGCGCAACCGGTGGCTGAATCTTTGGGAATTCAAAGTCTTCCATTGTGAAAATGATCTCCTTCATTTCCTTCTTTGGGCCCTGGTGCACTTGCACCTGTGCGTGCTCTACCTGCCCAATGATCGCTTTGAATTCGGCAACAAATCTGCCCTTGTCTTCGCGGCCTTGTGAAATTGCTGGCAAACTCTGTCTGATGAAGTTCGCCATTTTGGGTTGTCCTTGGTACTTCTTACAGAGTTCCAAAAGTTCTGCTAAAAAATTATCCATGTTATTGTTGTTTAGGTGTTTTACTATTTGGTTCGTCATCTTGTGTGGGATTGTAGAACAGGATACTTATCAATTTGGTGCATCTGTCGGCATATTGGGCAATAGTCTCGTACTTATCAATAAGTTGATTATATACGTCAATTTATTCCTTCATATATACTGCCAACCTGTGCACTGCCAACCACAAACATGCAGTCGATGACATTATGATAGCTGCAACAATTATGATCAATTCATCTATCATAGCTGATTTTTAAAACGGCAGTGGCTCGTCAGAATCGTGAAACTGTTCCGGGTTCTTCACGTTGCTAGCTGAAGGTGCTGGCTCCGGTTTGTCTTCCTTCTTGTAAGGTGGGTAAGCCATGATGCTGTGCGTCTGGTGTGCCTTCTGATATTGCTGGTCCTTTTCCCAACCTACCAGGTTGATTGTGGTGTGTGTCCTGCCGTCCTTGTCAATGAAAGACCCGAACAATTCAGGGTTTGACTTCTTCAGGTCGGTGATCATTGTCAGGTCCAATTGCAAGGCAAACGCATTCTTGTTTGATATCTGCTTTCCGCTTGAATACTTTACTCCAATTCCTTTGTTGTCGCTCATAGTAGTTCTTTTTCTTTTTCTGTTAACAATGTCAGTTCTTCCTCAAGCGCATATCCACCAGAAAATACTTCTGTTGAAAGCAGATACATTTTAAATGACCCACATGCCTTATGAAAAATGCCTCTACCCATAATTATAGCATAAGTGCCGCGAAAATTGCCAGACGCCTTAAAAGTCTTCATTGTATTGTGTTTTATTCTTCAATATATACCGCGTCTAATCTGTGTTTCTCCGTACACTGATTCTCCACTTCTTCAAGACGCTTAATCATCAGCCGCCTGATTTCTTCGGCCATGTTCGGGAAATGTGTCTGGAAGCGTGTCTTCAACTCCCTGGGGGTATTCACCGTAATACATGGATTGTTGTTTGCGCTCTCATGCCAAGGCTTACTTGATCGCTTCAATATCTGCTTGCCCCGTGTGTCATCTGTGCCGCCTTGATATCCGCACACCTCAATGTGTCCTGACTTCTTCAGGCTGGCTGCTGCCTGGTAGGCTGACTGATACCTGATCCCTGTTGCCTGGATGACTTCAAGGACAGTCTTGCCACCGTCTCCAAGTGCTTCTAAGAATCTGAATGTAATTGGTTTCATGTTATATTCTATGCGTTCTCAATTAATCTAATTAATCCTCTTTTGATTTGACCGTCTCCAATGTCTGTGACCTTGTCCCAATATTTCTTTGGAAGAACAACCATTTTTGACACCCCGTAATTTTTAGGACGTTCAACTTTTTTGGTGTCTGTTTCGTTTCTTAATCTCCATGTGACATATCCGTCCCTCTTTGCATCCTGAACCACTTCACCCCGGACTTTCATTGCATTGCGAAGCGCAACGCCTGTGACATCTGTTCTAAGATTCAGCTTGTCTGCAATCTCTGCAACCGTCATTGGTGTATGGTCAAGCAGATCGATCACCATTTGAACCCGTGTCTTTTTCATGACAAGCACCGTTTGATGATCCCGAAAATAAGCAGGGCCGCAAATAGCAGAAACACCGCTTTATTGTTTGATATAAATTTCTTCATAATCATTTATCTGTAACCTCGCGCCACCCTTGGCCGCTGTGGTATTTTTACTTTGTTTCTTAATTCACCCCAACCATACCGGAAGAACATGGCAGCATATCCAAATGAATCCCATAAGTGATTGAATGCATCCTTGGGCTCCCTCTTTGAATCCCGGTTCGTTGCCTTCTTCCAGACATAGTTTCTTTGCTCAATGAACCAGTCAATGCTGTCAACTGTGATATCAATGCCGTGCTTGTTTAATAGCTCAATGCGTTTAACCACTGATCCAGGGTCCTTCTTTGCCGCCACAACAAGAAAACCATGCTGCGCCAGCAGGTCAATGGCTTCAAGGTTCTCTGAATCACAAACCAACCAATCACGGCCCGGCAATATCCCAAGGGTCGGCAGTAAGTCCTTCAGGCCATAGCTATTGTAAGGCTCGTAATATATTTGCTGACCAACAGCCCTGTCATTCTCTGCCCTGAATCCGCACTTGGTAATGGCGCATGGATCGCCCTGGTATCCACCGGAAGAAAAGTCAATGCCATACATTACAGCAATGCCGTCATTGTTCTTCTTCAGGTAATAGGGGTCAGGGAACTGACTGATCCTTTTCACAACCTGATATATTACACCACTGGTCACGCCTGTCTTGCCCTGTCCGTAAACCCTCCACTGGTTCAACCAGTAATTATCGCCCGTCTGTTCATACCGGACCTTATATTCCAAAAGCTCTTTCTTCTTTTCTGCCTTGCAATACTTATTGTCCCAGGCAGTCGAAACAATGACTTGTGTATCCGGTAAATGCATCAATTCACTGTGCGCCCAGAATGGGGCAGTGGGGTTGTAATCGATATAGGTCTGAAATTCTGTCCGCTTTTTTAGCTCAAAGAAGATATCCCATGTCACCCCCGGTGCTTCAGATACATACAAGAATTGCCTTTTTGCTCCTTCGGCATCCTTCGCATTCTGGAAGCAGACAAATTCAATCTTGGAACCGTTAAGCAACTTATAGGGTCCAATCTCTAAAGTTGTGTCATGGAAGAATGGCCTTACCCTTGGTTGACTGATTAACTGCTTGAACTCCTTCAGCGCATCCCGTTTAAGATTCGGAAGGTCTTGACTTGTAACTGTGACCGTACATCTTGGAAACTCCAAGGCCCGTTCAATCATGACTTGAAGAATTGAAATGGTCTTGCTGGAATAAGTGCCACCCTGATTAATTACAATAGGCTTCCGGCACTGCGCATTCCAGGCATAAACAGCAGTATATGTTTCCCATAGCGCCAGCTTCATTCTACATCCCTTTTCGTTTCCTCATAGTCGATAACCTCGCCTTCTTCAATGGGCTTCTTGAATTCGATGCCCTTCATGTGGTTGACAATGGCTTCCTGATTCTTGACTTCTTTATCCTTCAAAGCAAGTTCCCTATTACGGTAATCCTCATTTAAGTCAACCGCCAGCTTCATCGCCTTCACGTCTCCTTTCATCACCATTTCCTGCAGCTTCATTGCTGCTGCTATGTATCCGGGAACCTCAACAATGATTTCCCTGATTCCGGTCTTGATTTCTTTACCGTCCTCGCCATAGACCGTGACCTTGTCCATGTCAGGCTTGAATGTCACCCGTCCCTGTTCCAAAAGGTTGTTGTATGCTGCCCTGATTGATGCTTGCTGCCTCTTAACTTCACCGCTGCGCCTTCCAAACTCAACCGGGTTTGTGGCCAAATAGCCTTTTTTGGTAAGATTTGCCAATGATCTTTCCTTGCCAGTGATAGTATTACTATCAATGTTTGAATCAATGCTTTTACCAACATCTGACTTTGGCTTTGAACCTCTTGGCTTTGATATCTTAAACTTGGCCATATTAGCCTTCTACTTTATGCTGACTAATGATTTCCACTGTTTCAATTGGCATGTTTGTTTTTTAAAAAACCGGGATGCCTTTTACACCCCGGCTAACTCAATCATGTATGAATAACTACTGCTGCACTCTGTATGTCCACACCATGAACTTGCCGGATATTGGCTTCTTGTTGGCCGCCAGGTATCGCCAGGTCTCTGTCATGCTGTCCTGTTTGACCTTGGTCATGTAGCCATTGACAGCAAAAAGGGTTGTCATAGTGCTATCGGTTGGATATTCTGATAATACCATTACAGCCCTTAATGTGTCTGGCTTCGTCTGTGACACTGATATGTCAATTGGTTCTGTCTTCTGGCAATCAATGGTGGCCGCTGCCATTAGTGTGATTATGAATAAGATGTATTTTTTCATGATTTACAATAGTTTATATAGTTTATCAAAGTCTTCAATCCTTGTCCGGTACAATTCCATGTTCCGGGCCGTTAAGTAAAAATTTCGGGAAACGTCATTATGGTTTATATCCAGTTCCTTGGATATGAAATCCATTGCCTGGGGTGTGGTCCACTTAAGGCTGATCTTCGGAAGGATATCTGACAAGAAATGGCTGCCATGAAGTAGGGTGGGGACCCCCTTATCTGGATTGCCAATTAAAATCTTCTTGCAGATAGACTTCAGTGATTGCTCTGGATTGCCAATGTATTTGACCGTCCAAAGGAATTTTAAATCCTCCGCTTCAGTGCCAGACCATCGCTGAAATCTGGTTCCCGGTAATCTATTAAATTTTGGGGTTATCTCTGGGTTAGGAATGTACCCAGCTTCAATCTTTTTTCTAAATGAATCGCCAGAATTAAGACAAATCAAAACTTCATCATGTGCTTGACTTAGCCTTCTGAAGAAGTCAGGTGTCTGGTTGTTGTATGCAATCACAGTCATTTACATACACCACCGACAACAGCACAAAGATAAAATATTATACTATATTTTTCACAATATGTGTAATTTTTTTTTAAAAAAAATGAAGCGCATCGCTGCGCTCCACTATTGCAAATGCCAGGTACTTTTTAAGCGTATGCAAAACCCCTTTCACCTCCACCACCGGGGGCAGTGTATGTTTCAATGGACAACTCTGCCCAGATATAAGGAATACCTACACTGGACAGCCATGCTGTGAATATTCCAATTCCTTCACCGGGATATAAATCAAAGGGTCTTATTTTTCCTGGGTGTGGGGTCTCAGTTATCGGCCTGTATTCGAACAAAGGAATTGACTTTGTCGGATAAGGTGTTTGTGGATACTGTATTTTAGCGAATGCCGTCGGTGTTCCAACTACACCGCTGGTTTCACCTCTTTTATATGACATCACATTCCTGTATATGGATATTCCTGAATTGTGCAGTGAATTAGTTGAATCCAGTGGGATTAAATTCACTACATTATTGGAATCTGGTCTGATACTTTCTATTGGACAGACCCAATAGTGGGGGTAAGCCATTGAAGTGTACCGCCTGTTAACAAATATCACTTGGTTCATTTCAACCGAAATGATATTATATATTTTTCCGCTTCCGCTTGGGTTCTCAATTGCGATTGCATTGCGCCTAAAATCCACATATCCAACCCAATTAAATATGTAGTGATTGTAACTGTTGCCGGCCTCTGTGATCCTGATTGTAAACTCATAGGGCCTATTCCCGTGATTCGATCCATCATGGCATATCCCATAAACATCACCTTCATTGATCACAATAGGTGTAGTTTCACCGGCCTGAAATGCGTCTATCATTCTTGAATTACCGAAAACATTGGGCCCAACAGTGCTGAAATTGGTCATATATGATGTGGTGTGCATTCTGTTGGTGGGCTCTCCCATCAGCTTTATCACCGATTTTGCCGAATACTCAAATGAGCTGAATACATTACACAGACAATCATCATGATTGCTGTCTAATTTTACCGCTGGAACAGTTACCCCGTCTGACAATTTTACTGTTCCATTTAGTTTACAGAACTGAACCTTACTTGTATTGGCAGCAATTCCGGCAGTGTGAACAGGTGCTTCATCCTCAATGTCAAGTGTTTTAATTCTAATGATCTTTCCTGAATCCGGTTCATTGTAAATTACAAGGTCAGCAAGTCTATTTCTCCAAGCCGTCAATTCATAGAACACTGATGAAGATGTCACCGCAACCATGTCCAGGTCATAGTCTTGTTGCTCAAACCTGACCTTGTGACGTAATATGTAATTTTCAGCCATGAAGTTTACAGATAGTCAATTTCAATAAATACACTTAAACTGATATTATTACCAACATTGGGGCCATGATATAAACACAAGCCTTCATTCTGGCGAAGAATCAACTTCTGGGTGTCGTTGTCGTAGAAATTCAGAAGTGTGTAATTATTGTCAACACTTCCAGCATCATTGATGCTTCCGCCCTGATACCCATTTTGACCGATAACGAAGAAGCAATTTCGCATCATGTATGTATTACAGCCAAGCGGCCATGTTGGACCGAACCAACCAGCTTCAATATTAAGGTCTGCCTTGTCGGTAGAACGGTTCCATGTTACATTTCCAAAACGCTGGGTGTGCGTATCCCCAACATTAGTCATTTTGTAAACGGCTAAATTAGTACCAAAGCTGGTACCGGTCTGATAGGGCACAGTGTTGTTCAAATACAGTCTTGATACTTCAATCCTTTTATCAGGACTGCGATTCACAAGCGTTGCTAGGACCGGATAAATCCCAAGATGTGTGTAGATAGGATAATAAACAACCCCCTTCGCCATTACTCTTTTGTGAACTCAATCCAAACATCAAGCAAACCGGCTGCGCCTGAGATGTTATAAACATGCGCCATCTGATTCTGTCTAAGTGTCAATGGCTGCACGTTGGCATCCCCGTACCCTGCGTCAAAAATAATATTCAACGGGACGAAGCATTCAAGTTCGTCCATTGTACTGGCTGATACTGCAGCTTCGTCAGATGACCAGTTCGTCCTTCTTAACGCTGTTGAAGTTCCCCCTGAAAAAGTACCTCCATTCCCGTGTGAATAACTTGAAGGTGCTGAATTATTACTGTCATGTGTTGTGACCACGTCAGCTGTTGGTGATGTCCATGTTGGGGTGCCTGTGGTCAACCTCATTTCAAGGTTGCACAAAACACCAGTCACCGCTGCTGTCTGTCCGTTAAGTAATCCAACCCTTCTGATCTTCAGAATTTCGGATGCATGGGTGTTATAAATACCGCCCATGACTTTTGATGTTGCAAATGCAACACCTGAATTGTATGCTGTGAATGTTTGTGCCATATAATGATTTTAATATTTTCCCTGGAAATAAAGTGTTGATTCTTTTTTAGAATCCAAAAATACCTGAAGTGTCAATGGACTTAATTTCAAAAGTGCGTCCTGCATGCGCTTCCTTCTTGGGCCCTGCATGCCTGATAATCTCTTTGTGAATGTACTTCTGGCGAAGTTTACCAGCCTGACCTTCTGTGGTTCAGTCAATGCAACTTCACTTGTTGCATACCAAGTACCAGTTTCTTCATTGTAGTTTACCTGTGGCATTATACAAATGTCAATATTAGTGTGAAATATGTGCTGGCTGAGTTACTCTCAACCTCTATTTTGAAAATCTTGCCCTTGGCTGAAGCTGTAGTCCAACCTGATAATGAACTACTGCTGGCGAATTTTGCCGAACTCAAGGCTGGCTTAGAACTGGCCGTTATGCTGTCACTATTGGTTGGGTCTGCGCTGTCATTGGCCCAAATGTCAACGGTCAGATTCGTTGTTTCCTTGCTGGTAAGCCTCCATTCAACGATTGTACCTGCAAACGGAAGACTGATGATTGTGGTTGTCTTTTCACCAGTTGCAATAACGGCCCCGGAACCATCTACACCAAAGGTCACAGTTTTGACCGCAACCTCAGATTCAGTTCCGGCTGAATTCTTTTTATATAATTTGCCGTCAGACTTAAAATAAAGATATTCATTTCCGGATGCAGGGGAAGACGGACTGGTGCTTTCAATAAGTTCCAACTTGCTGAAAGCTCCAATCTGTCGTTCACCTACCCTTGTTGTTGGCATCTATTATTTTCTGTAATTTACTCTCAAAATCTCACCAGTAAGTGGTGCCGTCAACATAGTGATATTGGCTCCACTGATTGTATAATCATTTCCTGCCCCTGGCTCTAACAGCTGACCATTCAAGAACACTTCTTCTGATCCAGATACAGGTGTATTGGCCAAAGTGAAGGCTGTATTTGATCCGTTAATTGACCCAGACGGTGTTTCCCTGGTGACAAAATTTGAATTACTCAGCCCTGGTGACGTTGGAATCTGCTGCCATGTGATTGCTGTTGAGTCGATCGTACCACCAGCATTGGAAGTACACAACCAGGCTGAGTCAGCGTTGACTGTTCCTTCATCAACAGTTACGAAGGCTCCTGGTACTTCCGCCCAGACATCCATTTGTGTAATCCGGGTAAGTGCCGATCCTGACCCGTTGAATGTATAAATACCATTTTCTGCCGCCGAAGACTGATTCTTAACCAAGAGCAGTTCACCAGAAGAAAGGGTCACACCGTCAAAGCTGGATGTTCCAGGATTTGATATTGTGATATTTGCCGTTGTGGCTGCCCTTGCGTTTGGCTTTGACTTGAAGATCTGATTCAGGTTGCTGATCTGTGTATCAACATAGGTCTTGTTTGCCGCGTCTGTTCCATTGGTTGGTGTGCCAAGGTTTCCAACCTTATTACCTCCGGCATTCAGGTCACCTGTAAGCTGGACCGATCCGTCCCTTTTTACAAATTCTGAGCCTTCAGCCAGCTTATTGGTTGCAATCGCGGCCCCTGCTTGAATCTTCGCGTTATTTATCGCGCCATCTTCAATCTGCCGCTGTCTTATCTGGGTGGTTGCCATATTGTGTTTTTAATTTAGTTTCTGATAATCCACCAAAACCACTTCACCAACCCCTGGGCTATTGACTAATAAAATATTTGTTGAACCGCTTGTATTGAAGTCTTCAATCTGCTTCAATCGCTGGCCGTTTAAATACACCAAGACAGTGCCGGCGACAAAATTATATGATGTTGTGAAAGCAGCATTTGAACCGTTTATTGCACCTATTGGTGTCTCATTGACAACCCACTCACTGACATTGCCACTGTTATCTGTTTTTAATACTAACTCAACCAATGGAATTGGACGAACCTGAACTTGTTCAGCGGCCTGTGTTATTCCGATAACTTCAACAGGTGGAATGGGTGTAACTTGAACTTGAACTGGCATCACTTGGTAATTTGGTCAGTGACTTCAAATTCTCCTTCAATCACTGTGGCCACATCAGCCACACTGGTGAATATCTGAATGTCATAAACGTAATTTCCGGGCTCCAAAGTGAATTCATTGGCCGGGCAAGTCATTGTAAGAACGTCACCGGAAATAGTGATCCTCCCATTGCCGGAAGACATTTCAAGGGCCACTGTTCCACCATATTCTGTCCTGACCTGACATTTGGCTGAATACCCAGTCAGGAATCCAGTTGGAAATGCAAACTGGTCTTCATACCTGTCCCCGGTTTTAGCCTTTTTAATGTTGTATTTGAATGGACTATACCTTGGCATTGGGCAAAATTACTGCCCTGATAAGTGCCTTTTGGCTTGGTGCTTTTTTTGTGGGTGTTGTTTTGATCCGATTTTTTATTCATTATCAATGACAAATTTCTGACCGAATATCTCAACGATGTTGCGAGTTTTCTTAACGCCGTTGTATGTTAATCCATGTTCATTTGCGTACTTTGGGATTGTCATGATGTTAAGATATTGACCACATAGTTCAATAATTTGAACCAAATCAGCATTGATTAACTGACCAGAATCTACACTTGTGCATATTAATTGCTCTATATTACTGACCTTTTTCATTTAGTGCAATATTTTGAACTTCGC